AACGACGTCTCATCTATTTTGTCATGTTGCCATGCCATGGGGATGAACCCTGTCCATGAGTTTTAAGACATCGGAGGTCTTTTCGGGCACAATGTGCCCTAGGTCTTTTATATCGACTTACCTAGGTCAAAAACGGCGATTACGCCAGGCCTAGACGTGACTTAGTCTACGTCCATAATGGCCAACGAACCGATCGGACCAGCTAATCCTCTAAAGGCTGCCTTGGCAGCCCCTTTAAGGAAGCTGGTCGCGTAGTTTCGAATTTCGAGACTGACGCGATCTTTTATTCCGGTATAGAAGGATTTCATTCCTCCTTCGATTCGACCAGAGAGCACAACAGCCTGCTTCAGTTTGTTAGACTGAGAGGCCGGCTTGATGTATCTCTGCAAGATGCTAGAAGCACCAACCGTAAATTCGTAGTTGATGACGATCTCAATAGACAGAACTGTCTCAGAGTCGCCACCGGTTATGAACATTAGAAGAGAAGTTCGCTTGTCGTTGATAGCGACATTATCTTCAAGAGGATCTACAAATTCATAGGCTTGAGCATCACACGGACGGCTAATCCAGCTCGCTGGGGTTCTTCTGTCGAATATATCGTTACAGGACCCAACTTGAGTCTCATCACAATTGATGTTTGTTGCTCTACGGAAAGCCTGAAATCCATTCATCTCCATGACCACAACGTTTCCTCCAGCGGAAGTCGACGGAGCGACATCCCACCATCTAACACCGGCTGAGACGACGCGACCGGATCCAAACTCGTCGGATGCGTAAGCAGCCGCGAGAACGGAGTCAGCAACACTGGGAACACCAGTGGCTACATAACCGGGCGCACTACCAACCTGTATGAGAGGCCGGTAAATGTCTGCAGTTCCGAGCTTGAGTGAAAACTGAGGATCGATGTAAAAGCCGACAAAACCATTGGTATTTGTGGTGGCAGTCACGAGGAGCCTACTTTGATAGGTTAGCGTTGCTAAGTTGCCAGTGGCACTCACAAAACGCATTCCTTTACTTTTCGGACAGAAGGGGTCATTGAGAGCGCAAACATTCTCAAGGAGGAATGGATCAATTCCTCTAGTGAATGGCGTCTTCTGACGATTCTTCTTCTTCTTGGTCGCTTTCTTACGAGAGACCATTGGATTTTACGTGGGTATTCTTTCCCCTACAATCGACCGACAGGGGAGGTTGTCATTTTACATCCGACTGATGTCCATTTTAACGTGTGGAGCACACCCCAGGCGTTTCTAGCCGAGAGCTTCAAGGCTCTCGAACCAGGCACGCACACTCGGGGCAACATCATTGTGTCTAACCTCATGAAGTACCTGAGACATATCAAAGAAATTGAGTTTGTCTGCAGTTAAGACCTTATACATGGCTTTATGCCATGAAGTCAGTGGCGCTTTACAAGGAGTGTTAATGGAATAAGCATGAGAACAAAAGTTAAACTCAGTCTCAGACCACATAACGTCTCTCAGCTTGATGCCTACCCGTTGGGCGGCTTCTTCATAGAGCGGTAACTTTTCATCGGAGATTCCTGCTGTTATACAGTCATCCCCGTTAGGAAGAACCTTTCCCACCTCGATATTAATCATAAGCAGGAGTAACCATCCATAGATGGTTCTGAGAGTGGTGTTGCGCCGCGAAGTGTCGCGGGAACCGGAGTCAATCATACCGGGATCAATCTTGGAATACAAGACACAACCCAATACGACTACAGAGTAAGCAGTCATATAGACCCACCTAAACTGTGCGATCCACCAACGATCCGACTGCTGTGCGGAGAACCGCAGCCGGTCGGCAATGTATGTAGCAATTAGGAGTTGCAGCGTATGCAATCCATCAAAACCAGACACATCGTCAGTGGTCACAGACCCGAACTTGCCAACCAGTTTAGCTACGTGCTCTACCAGTTGTTTGATTTGCTCGTCCGAGAAACCGATTCCTACCGCGGAACCCGACTCATACAAGTTGACCTTCATAGCCTCGGACTGCTCAGTAAAGAGAATAGACTCGATGACTTGGTCGACCAACGAGACCGGCGTAATACACCGGTATCTTCCATCCACCACCTTACGGCGGGGATGGGGCTCATCTTTGATGAAAATCGAAGACGGGTCCTTAAACCCGTTTAAAATCGCAAACATTGGATCTTCGAAAGCTTGTATGGGTGCTGTGCTGGTCATCCACAAGTGCAGCCTAGCGACAATTACGTCTACGAGCTCGTCTCCGAGCTCTTTCAAGGCCGCATCATTAGTCGCAAAACGGATGTTAAGAGGGTATCCGGGTGACTTGGACATATTTACTCTCAGGAGGTGTTTTAAGACCTTGCCTTTAAGCTTATGGTAATCCCAAGTCTCTGAATCCCTAATGTGATCCTGCAACTCGTGTGGAGTAGGGCCAGTGGGCCCGTCCAGCATGCTTTGTTTAGCCGCCTTATGGACGGCTCGGTTAAGCAAGTCAGCGCCGATCGCGTTACAGCGGGGGCGGGAGACATGCTTAGAGTAGGCGCTTAATTTTGCGCCTTCTCCTGTCGGGACGTTTCCGAAGGAGAGGATTTGTTTGGTTTCTTCTTCTTCGAGGGAGGTTTTGAGGAGACCGAGTCTTTCTGTGACAACTTGGCGGGGACTGCGCTCCTTTGCCTTTCGGCGAGGTTTGCAGACACCAACTTGTCTAAGACCTGGGTGTTCCCCTCCAGAACCGACATCAGTCGAGTAATTACCCGACCGGACATGTCTCCCAAGGGCTTGATAGGCCCCGCAGAGTTTTGCTTCGTTAACTCCTTGGGGCCCGACCGAAAAACCTCCTCACCTTGGTCGGTCTCGGAGGAAATCGGTTTAATCTCCTCGCGTAGCTCGATGGGGTCGACGTTAACTTTCTCTTTGGAAGCATGAAGTAACATCTCAAGGTAACCCTTTTCTTCGGCAGTATAAGTAACTGCCATTTTAGGGTTGGGGGGTTTTGAAGCTGCCGACTCTCGACTTCTGTGAGAAGGGCGGTACGTTTGATTGTACTCAATCCACTTCTGACCAATGTCGGTACTGGCGGGGAAACTTCCGAAGAGTATGTCATCGACATCATCATCGGAATAAAGATCCCTGAGGTTGTAATCATTAATGAAACCTCTGCGGAACTCGATCATCTCGCGTTCTTCCTCAGTGTAGTCGTCAAACTTAAAATCATCATCATCAAGGTCGTAGTCAAAGTGATAGGCTTCTCTTTTCATTCGAGCAATTAGCCTCTCAACTTCTGGTTTGTGGAGAACGTTCATGTGGTCGTCCTCCGTCGATTCCTTGGCGCAAAGCGAAGGCACTTTGTTAATTAAGTACTTCGAGAAGCGTCTGGTGATGTTCGGTTCAATCAAGAAAAACGCCATCATCGTGTTTACTTTAGCCGCTTGATCAGCTTCCAGGTGAACTCCTATTAGTCCGCCTTCGGCAAAGATGGCGGACCCAGAAGCTCCAGGGACAGTTGATGCAGTGTAGTTAACACGATAATTCTCACCTTCTCCAACAGCAGCTCCACGCGAGGAAACCCAGCAATCACGAGCCGGGTGGTAAAACTTAATCTGAACACCGGAATTGACTCCGATGGGTCGGTAAACCTTTATGGTTTTGATACCAGCCACAGAAAACTTGTTAGGGCGTGGACGAAAGCAAGCGATGTCGTAAAGAGGAAAAGTTCTAATGGTTTCCCCTTTCATCTCAAAGCTAGTGCCGTCAGGAAGACCCCAGGAATGCGCACTATTCATCACGTGTTGAGCTGTGATGACATAGTTTAGGTAGCGGAAACCGTTGCCGATAATGGAACCGCTTGCATCTCTGAAGATCAAGCCATAAGCCGGTCTAGAGCAGGTGGAAAACGTCGAAGACGCCAACACCATTTCTTTGACCGGTTGGGGCTTGAGAGGGGCCATAACTGGATTCACACAAGGTACGAATCCAACAACAGTCCCATCTTCGGTAAGAAAGACGTTTATGTGCGAGCCTAAACCGTCGGGCCGAATCTCACTGCGTAACTGTTTAATAGTAGCCGATTCAGATAGAATAGGCGACTCAGTATAACGCGGCTGCATTATTTTGTAGTAAATGCGTTCGGGAGTCCAACGTAGGTGCACAATCGTAGACCACATACTTTCGATAGCGCGGTGAAACGCTTTGATGGAGTAGTGGACTACGGCTAGGGCGATAGCTAGGCCGCAAATCATTAAGAAAATGATTACGACCGTTGCCATTACCCAATAAAGGGTTTGAAGGGAGAAAATTCTCCCAATGGCAACACCCAGTCCAGAGGAGACCCATTTGAGGATCCCAGTAAGGCTGTCAAAACCTTCTCTGGACATGTTTTCGATGCCGTCAGCAATCGTCGAATGTAAAGACTGCGTCCTCTGGATAGCTTTTAACTCATCCATCATGACGCGCATCTCCTCGACTAAGCGTGCGGCTTCTTTACCTCCCTGATACGGTGAAGTAGGGAAGTAATGGGACATGGTGGGCTCAGGCGTTTTAACCGGTGCCTGGTAAAACCAGGTGGGGTCAAAAGGCATGGTCCTGAACGTAGGGGCGACTGGGCGGCTG